AACGCTATCGAAAGAGAGCTTAAACGACGCGCTGATGGGCCAAAAGTCACCACGTATTATGTCGTCTCCTGCATAACTGATGCTCAGCATTTTACTGATTTGGACTGCGCTTTACGTTGCTTAAAAAGTGTCACCGAAAACCTTATGGAGTGGGTAACGGAATCCCCAGAAAACCGGGATTACGTCAATCAATGCACAGGCATTGTTGGGGCAAAACTCCAGGTGAAGGAGATGAATCTCGATCACTTCAACATGCGCGTAGCAGAAAAATATTTCGACGATATTTGTTATCCACAGGAGACAGCCCAATGAGCAACATCGATAAACAGGCGCTGCGTATTGAGAGGGGGTGAGATGTGTAACTTCCACGAACGCAAAGTTCGTCGAACTGAATATTACCAACGTTTCGTTTTTGGCTGGAAGCTGCGTCCCTGCACGGCGTGTAACGGCAGTGGTTATTACGACCACAACGGTAGTCCGAAATGCTCGTCCTGCAATGGCACAGGCAAAGAGCGGTACAAACCAAATTAGTAGAATTACGGCAGAAATTAAACGCCGCTGGCATCGGCAAGGGGAAGTGACTATGTGGAGAGGATTAAATCGCGGCGGCAGCCAGATGATTCTAACTGCCTACGAATACGATCCGGAAACCGAAAAATCTCAGTCTGTTTACCTTCTACGGCATCACAGCAAGGTTAAGAAGACCACGCTTGAACAGAAGCTGACAGTTAAGAACGACGCCTTCGGACGGTTTAAGCCTTTCGTTGAACTTGAAGATTTTCCGGAAGGGCTTAGCGAACGCGAAGCAATGCTGAAATTAGCTGACTGGCTGCACCGACTTAGTGTGGCTATCGAAGATAACTGGAGTACACCATGACCACTATTACCAAAGAATGGCTACAGCAAACTATCGCTGAATTTGAAAACACTCGCGACGATATTCCGTTTGGCCTGAGCGATGACGACGCCAAAGTTCTTATTGTGCTGAAGCGTGCGCTGGCATCGCTGGAAGCTGAGCCAGCCGGATATCACGTAATCAAAGAGTGCGGAAAGGTTGGCTGTAGTGTTGCAACGCTTGAGGAAGCCGAGAAAACGCGAGATTTCTGGAATAAAAAGTGGACTATCAGACCGTATTTTTACACCGCCCAGCCAGTACAGGAAACTGGCGTTTACAATGATGTGCTAAATATCATCAGCCTGTTGGAAAACAACGAATGGGCTGAGCACTGCACGAGTACAGTTTTAGGTTCACTTCTGGAATCAGAAATAACGCGTCTGGTTGGCAAAGAACAGTCAGCGCCGGTAGTCACTTTCTATCGCGATGGCGTTGAAGCCGCCGCCAAATGGATAGATCAGCAGCGTGAGGCATACGACAGCGAGCATGGATGGTCTGATCCTGATACCGGAGCGTTCGAGTTCGGCAATGATGCCCAACGCGGATATTCATCCACCCTGGAAGAATTGGCCGAAGGCATTCGCGCTCTGCATCCAAATGCTGGCAACTCTCCGGTAATTCCGGATGGTTGGATAAGCTGTAGTGAGCGGATGCCAGAAGACGAGCAAGAAGTAATTGTTCATAACAAGTTGGGATACCGTTATGTTTCATATTTTGATGAGCATTCTGGACTATTTTTTGACATGCGAGGCGGCAATCAGATGAACTGTATTGAGCACATCTTTGTTACACACTGGATGCCAGTGCCAGCAGCACCAAAACCGGAGATAAATAACGAATGAACAACTTAATGGTCGACCTTGAAACGATGGGTAAAAAACCTAACGCGCCTGTTGTCTCCATCGGTGCTGTGTTCTTCGATCCGCAAAGTGGTGAAATTGGACCTGAGTTCTATACCGCCGTTAGCCTTGAAAGCGCAATGGAACAAGGTGCCGTTCCTGATGGCGATACCATTCTATGGTGGTTAAGACAAAGCCCGGAAGCGCGAGCGGCTATTTGCGCTGATGCAGTATCTGTTACGACCGCGCTTATTGAGTTCAATGACTTTATCACCTGTCACGCCGACGATTTGAAATACCTGAAGGTATGGGGTAACGGTGCCAATTTCGATAACGTTATCCTGCGTGGCGCTTTCGAACGTGCCAGCCTCCCCTGCCTGTGGAATTACCGGAACGATCATGACGTCCGCACGATGGTTACTTTGGGTCGTGCAATCGGCTTCGATCCCAAACGTGACATGCCGTTCGAAGGCGATATGCACAACGCGCTGGCTGATGCCAGGCATCAGGCGAAATACGTTTCAGCTATCTGGCAGAAACTGATCCCGCCCACCAGCAACAATATCTGATTTAAACCGGGTGCAGCCGGTTAGATGGAGAAGCAACTCATGAGCGATCGCTTCCTGACTGAGGAGGAACTGGAAGATGCTACAGGAGCAAGCCAGAAGTCACTCCAGAAAGAAGTATTAACGCTGAACGGTATTTATTTTATAGAACGCCGGGACGGTTCAATCAGAACAACCTGGTATCATATAAATCACCCAGTTTCGCGCCTTCTTCCACCAGCAGGGTATCAGCCTGTACCAGGCATGAATTTTGACGCTATAGAGAGTTAACATGGGTCGCAAACGTGCGCCCGGTAATGAGTGGATGCCAAAGGGTGTATTCTTTCGCCCTTCTGGTTACTACTGGAAACCGGGAGGATCAACAGAAAATATAGCTCCAGCTGATGCAACTAAAGCTGAGGTCTGGGTGGCTTACGAAAAAAAAGTTGAGGGTAGAAAAAACAGAATTACATTCACACAATTATGGCGAAAATTTCTTGCCAGTGCCGATTATGCTGATCTGGCCCCAAGAACGCAGAAAGATTATCTGGCACATGAGAAATATATACTTGCCGTATTTGGTGATGCCGAAGCTAAAGCAATAAAGCCAGAACATATCCGGCGTTATATGGATGCCCGTGGGCAAAAAAGCCGTGTCCAGGCGAATCATGAACACAGCTCTATGTCGCGCGTATTTCGTTGGAGTTATCAACGTGGTTATGTTCCTGGTAATCCTTGCGTTGGTGTGGATAAGTTTCCTAAGCCTCAACGCGATCGATATATTACCGATGAAGAGTACAGAGCGATATATAATAACGCAACGCCAGCCGTCAGGGCTGCAATGGAAATAGCTTATTTATGTGCTGCCAGAGTTTCTGATGTATTGAAAATGAACTGGAATCAAATACTGGAGAAAGGAATTTTTATTCAGCAAGGAAAAACCGGAGTTAAACAAATTAAATCCTGGACAGATCGCTTACGTGATGCCGTTGAAATATGTCGTGAATGGGGAGAGGAAGGCCCTGTTATCAGGACTATGTATGGCGAGCGTTATTCTTATAAAGGATTTAACGAGGCGTGGAGAAAGGCGCGAAAGGCTGCGGGGGATGATCTGGGACGTCCTCTTGACTGCACTTTCCACGATCTAAAGGCAAAGGGGATTTCAGACTATGAGGGAACGGCAAAAGACAAGCAGAAGTACAGTGGCCACAAAACCGAATCCCAGGTTCTTGTTTACGATCGCAAGGTGAAAATGAGCCCAACCCTGGACAGGAAGCGTTGAGCTTTTCGATGTGCGCCAGTTAAAATTCTGGCGTTTTTTTCTCACCGAATTTTCTCATTTTTTCTCAACGTGATTTTCATCACTATAAGAAAATCACGTAAGTGCTTGAATAGTGGCGGAGAGAGAGGGATTCGAACCCTCGGCGGAGTTACCCCCGCAACGGTTTTCGAGACCGGTCCGTTCAGCCGCTCCGGCATCTCTCCGTATATTGCAATGATGCCAGGTAATTTGGCATTTTAACAGACCCTATTCGGGTAATTTTGTTCAAGTGACGAGTTTACGAGCAAAACGATGATTAAGTGGCCCTGGAAAGCACAAGAAATAACCCAGAACGAAGACTGGCCGTGGGATGATGCGCTGGCTATACCTCTTCTGGTAAACCTCACCGCGCAAGAACAGGCTCGGCTTATTGCGCTAGCCGAACGTTTTTTGCAGCAGAAAAGACTGGTAGCGCTACAGGGATTTGAGCTCGACTCGTTAAAAAGTGCACGTATTGCGTTAATTTTTTGCTTACCGATCCTGGAGCTCGGTATTGAGTGGCTTGATGGTTTTCATGAAGTGCTCATTTATCCCGCGCCCTTTGTGGTAGATGATGAATGGGAAGATGACATAGGTCTGGTGCATAGCCAGCGTGTCGTACAGTCGGGGCAAAGCTGGCAACAAGGGCCCATCATTCTGAACTGGCTGGATATCCAGGACTCGTTCGATGCTTCGGGTTTCAACCTCATTATTCATGAAGTCGCGCACAAACTGGATATGCGTAATGGCGATCGCGCCAGCGGCATCCCTTTCATCCCGTTACGCGATGTGGCTGGCTGGGAACACGATCTCCACGCGGCAATGAATAATATTCAGGATGAAATCGATCTTGTTGGCGAAAGCGCTGCCAGTATAGATGCCTATGCCGCCACCGACCCTGCAGAATGTTTTGCCGTGTTGTCAGAGTATTTTTTCAGCGCGCCAGAACTGTTTGCTCCACGTTTCCCGGCACTATGGCAGCGTTTTTGCCAGTTCTATCGCCAGGATCCTTCTCAGCGCTTACGGGTAAGCGCTGCCGAAGGCGACTACGGCGAGGAATCCGAACATTAATTCCTCACTTTGTGGGTTAATTAACCAATTGAATTGGCGCGTTAATTTTACTGTTGACACGTTATAGCCGGCCCAGTATTATGCGCCTCGTTGAAACAATTCCTCTGTAGTTCAGTCGGTAGAACGGCGGACTGTTAATCCGTATGTCACTGGTTCGAGTCCAGTCAGAGGAGCCAAATTTAGGGAAGCAGACGTTCAGTGACGTCTGCTTTCTGCATTTATATCAACTGGTTATGCCCTTCTTCAGGTTCACCCTCGTTCACTAAAAACC